ATAAGATTGCCATTAATAGTGCCTGTATTGGAGCCAATTGAAAATGTTAAAACTTGACCACTACCAACTGCAGATAGATTTCCATTAATTGTAATATTTAAAGAGCAATCTTGAACCAACATAAGGGTTCCACTTCCTGATGTCATTGTGTTGCAAGTTATTGTTAGTGCGCCGCTTTGATTAAAAACACCAATTAAATTTGCACTACCACTCACAATATTAGATGCAACAATTGTATAATTGCCTAATGGTCTAAATTGACCTCCTGCACTTACTCCCGTAGTTGCTAAATTCTGCAATGAAGCAACAGTGATATTTTGGTTGATTGTTACTGTAAATGTATTTGGATACACATCATCCGCAGATGTCGGCAAAGTACCTCCGTTCCAAGTTGCTGTGTTTGACCAGTTGCCCGTAGCAACTGCGTATCTTATTGCCATCGTTAAAACCCTTTATCGTCTATGAAAGTTTGAAGCGTTGACATAATACCCTCAACGGCTTTCTCAACCGCAGGATCAATGTCCGCAACTTGCAAAATATCCAACTCTGCCATCACCTTTGAGTAATCAGGTTGCATCACAATCTGTTCACCTTGCATTCTGTAAGGAGTGAAACGAAGTGCAACCGATGCTCCTTTGGGTGCGTCATATGGTGCTATGGTCAAATTGACTAAGTAATACGGGTATTCAATACCGTCAATTATTAAGGGGTTTGTGCTGATTAATGGCATATCTTATGTATAAATGTGAGTAGTTCTATTAGTCCAATCTACATTGGTTGCAGTCCCTACGGTTGCAGTTCCATCCGATGCAATGGTCAAACGAGTAATTGTCCAAACCGATGCACCTTCGCTGCTTCCACTCGGAGCTTTCCCTAAGTAATCGTAAACATTGAAATCGTGCCTGTATGAAAGTTGATCTCCTCCAACTATGTTACCACCTGTCGTGGTGCCGTCTCCAATATAAACTTTTTTGGTGTCAGTAGTATATCCAAGTTCCCCCGCCTCTAAAACGATTGATAACCGTTGTGCATTGGTACCCCTTCTTATCTTTATTGACATCGCTTACAAAGTTACAAATAAAAGTCAAACAAAAGATCCAGCATCTATTAATACGTTTTCGCTCAACGTAAAACTACCACCATCTATTAACACATTTGATGTTGTAGAAGATGTACTACCACTTTCAACTGGAGTCGCAGTTACAATAACAGATGCAGTAGACGGAGAAAACGCGGTTGCTGGGTTTGACGCTAAATAAACTTGAGTAGAGCTTGTGCTCCACACAAACTCGTAGTAGTCGTTAGAATTTGCCTCTACCACATAGTTCCAGGCCGGAAGTACGTGACCGTCTACTCCTCCGTGCCTGGAAGCAACCGAAATGAGTCCAGTACTGCCAATCACGTTTGTCCCGTTCCTTCTGAGCCATACACTTACGTCACGCTCATGCGTGTCTGGATTTACAAATTGACCAGACCATTGTAGGTTATACTTTCCTGCGAAGTTAAAGGTGATCCTTGAGTTGCTCTGTATGGTGACCTCGTTGTTCAGGTCCGTAACACCAAGCCTCATCGGATACCCGGTATTTATCGCTGCCGCTGTCTGGTTTGTGTAGTCTGAGAACGCACCGTAGTAGCCGGTACTATCTATGTCTGCACTAATCGTAACGACACCTGTTCCGTCAGAAGGGCTAATTGTAATATTGCTTCCGGCCACGATCTTAGACACGTACTTAGCGTTTACACGCCTAAGAATGTAGTCTATGGATTTTTGTACGTCCTGTAAATATTCGGAGTATTTGGTCGGTGGTCTGAACATTTATGCAAAGATAACTAACCTTGGGTTAGTTATTTCTTTGTCGACTTGCCGTTGGCTCCTTGACGACGGCGATTCAAAGACTTGCTCTCCAGAACCATCTTCCCGTCCTTGGTGTGGCTCAAGTCTTTCCCCATTGCACTACGCTTGCCGTAGATGCCTCTCTCGCGTGCCTCAGCGTTCAGCTCACTGCGATACGCCCGGCGTTTGGGGGAAGACTGATACTCTTTTTCTTTTGAATAATCTCGGCCAGTAACTTTGTTACTGCCCGGTCTAGTGTTTTTCCCTGTAATCTTTGCCATCTAAGTACTCTCCTATAATGTATGAAATTCCGATTGTAAAGGTAATGAATAATAGCCCGAACAAGAAACCCTCGAGCATTATCCTTGACGGTTATATGGCTTAGAGCTGTTGTGCTTGTTAGCGTGCTTTGTGTGCCGGCGCAATTTCTTGCGTGGCTTTGCTCTGAAGGTTGATACGTTTGATTTTACTTTTGCTGCCATAGGTACATTCTAAAATAGTCGAACTCTTCTTTTCCGCCCTCTTCAACGTAGTTGAGGTAAGCGTCGTATGCTGGACCGGTCATTTTTATCTCTTCGATGGCCGTGTCAAGTCCCGCACTAATCATCTTAGCCGCGAACATCTCTGACTTTTTCTCAGCAGCTACCACCGCCTCTTTGAGGTCGGCCTTCTCCTGCTGCTTTTGTGCAACAAGTGCTGCACTTTTAGACTGTGCCATCTGTGTAACCTGTGACGCCATCTTAAGATTGTCTTGGATCTTGGCCATCATCATCTCGATCTCGTCAATCGGTGGTGCCGTAATGGCTCTTACTGGGAATGCAATCTCTATCGAGATAGCAAACGCAAATAAGGCGATTACAACGTACCTCATAGCTTTTTGACGGTATTTATAATACGAAGCTCAGTTATTGCAGCAGAGAGCGCAGAATCGCTTCTCTTGAGTGCGTAGGCCATCTTGTCGATCTTAACCTCTAGTGCGTCGATCTTCTTGTTGGACTTCTCTATCTGGTCTGTGTATCCCGATCTGAGGTCAACGTAAAGGTAACCGACCACTAAAAGCATGCAGAAAGCGACCGCGGCTACTGGATTCTTCTGAAACTCGGAAAAACTTACGGGTAGTTTCATTTCTTTACAATGCCCTTAACGTAGTAAACGCATGCTAATACACCGGAGATGCAACCGATCAGTCCTACGATCATTGATATGATTGGCTGCCATGCCGTGGCGAAAGATGCTACGGCTGCGACCCCCGTAATTGTTGTGAGAGTATTAGCGGCTGAGTCAGTCTGATGGATCATTTACTACAAAGATAATTAATTTGTCGGTGGGAAAGGTGGTGGTGGTGGTGGGATGTATTCGGCTTGGGGTAAATCTAAAACCCAAGCGTATTCAGTTGCTTTAACTTCGGGCTTGTCTTGGTCAGACAAAAACAAAAACCAAGTTTCGTTAATATCTTGTACGCAATTAAAAAACTCATAGGGCGTATAAAACTCACCCTGTACCTGTGTGTACTGCTCGTTGGTTAAAATATATCCTATCATTATACTTGACGGCTTAAAGTGGTTTGAAACGCTTGTACTGCGGTGTAGAAGTTATTAAATTGTGTATTACTTAACGCTTCTCCGCAATGTGAGAAAGCAATCTCTCTAAATGAATATCCTTGTGGTGTTCCTCCAAAATTATAAGCACCTAAGTATTGGCTTATATTTGGTAAAGTTGTTTGAGTTGTTGCCGAGGTTTGGGCTACCGATGTATTTCGCTCAAATGATTGCCAAGAAGTCGCACCGCTTCTAGAACTACCCCACATACCACTAGCATTTGATGTAATTGTTTGTTTAAAACCTGTGCTATAATCCCAACAATATACCGCCCTATATGTATTTATAGTTTCTATGTTGTTTAATGGTAAAATAACACCAGCGTTACCAGCTCCAAAATCGCTCCTAGTACCAGCTCCCATTGAGGCATTTCTTACATATACGCTAAAACTTGCATTATTTACAGTTAAATTTGTATTAGATACAAATGTAGTATCAAAAAACGCACTTGTTCCATTTGGTGTTACCCCCGTACTCGCAAAAGTCCAACCGCTTGTAAAACTACCCGTAAAAGAACTACTCTTTAAGTTCTGCGCACACGCCGCCGCACTTGCCCCGACCATTGGATACACAGCACGCATGGCCGTCCAAATTCCTGCGGCCTTCATGTCTAAAACCAGTTGGTTAGTAGCTGTCTGCTCTGTAGCTGACAAGGTACCTCCTGCTGCCGTCACCCTATCAAAGAATGCCTGAGCATCGGGGTCTATAGTAGGCCCAAAACCAGCTTTTTGAAATCCAAAGAATGATGGGACTGCGAACATATTATGCTGATGTGTCTCCGCCTAAGATTGCCAATACGTTGGTGTACTTAATGATGCTTACCACTGAGTACTGTCCGTTGTTCTTGCTGTGTCCCTGTCTGTTTCCGATCACTAGTCCGCCCGTACCTGTAATGGTAGAACTGAATGCGTTCAACTGAATCAACGTTACATTGAAACCATCGGGGAGCGATGCGTCAAAATTGATTGTCAAGGCACCTGTCAATGCAATAACGCTTGAGTTGTATGTAGCAGCGTTGGCTGAGTTAAGTGTTAAACTTACTGAAGTACTTGCTTGGTTTGGGATAAAATTATTTAATACTGATCCATTCAAATTTAATCCATCGCCTATTTTAGTTACACCTGTTGCGCGATTTACCTCTAAAGGTGTACTCAACAAAGTGCCTGCATCGCTATAACGTCTTAAAACAAAGTTACTACCTGCATTAGATCCGCTTTCTGCTACGTTGTTACTATATAAACCCCAGCGCTGCAATCCTGCTGTACGATAAGTAATAATTTTGCTTTGACCTGCATCGCCATCTAACAACATACGCGTAGTACCGGCTGCTACTTTTAAGTGTAAAATCCCTAAAGGCGCAGCTATACCTAATCCCAATCGTTTGTTGGTATCATCCCAAGTGAAATTAGCGTCAGAATCAAAAGCCCCAGCGTTATTAAACTGTACCTCGCTAGTAGAACCTGCTGGCGTTCCAGATACTACTAAATCACCTGCGCCCAACACAGAACTACCATTAATTGTCTTAATGTTAGTACCAGATACTAGCGCGGCTTGCAACGCAACGCCGCTTTGCGTTAATGTGCCTGTAAAATTAATAACGGTGGCTGATGCCTGCATCGGCAGGTCATTCCCAGCTCCGTCAGATACTGTCTTTAAAGTTCCGTCTAAGGCTGTATTGTCTCCAATCTTGATCAGCCCAGAGTATGTGTTTTGAGGAAGTAATCCAATTAAACTTGTTCCCATAGTACAAAGATAAGACTTTAGCAGATATCCCACGGAGTGGACACGCTATTCCAAGATACAGCGGACAATTCCCACGCTGTATTAGCAAAGCATGACACCGGAGGAACGTATTCCCCCATAACCGACCTGCCTACGTATATCCCTATCGCTATTAACATTTACGCAAAGATACTAAACCTTTACGAAAGAAAAACTCTTTGCGTACTTACCACGCGGATTTGTCGCAAAGTAATTTCTAAATGTCTTTACGTTCATGTCCGAAGCAAGTGCAGCTTCTACCATGCTCTCGTAAAATATTCCGGTATCCTTGTTTAGAATTATGCAAGACCTTGACACTCTCTTGGGCCTCTTGGTCCATGCCAGCTTCATCTTTTTGATCGTCTCTTCGCCGTGAGACATTCCGTGGTATGGATTATTCTCGCCTTCGTATCTTCCGGTCATAGACTCGGACTGTTTTTTCTTTTGGGAATCGCTTGGTAAATAACCCTTCCTTGAAGATGCGACCGGGTCTATGTTCAAGCAGAACCTCATCCCGTGATACGTGTCCAAAAATATTTGCTCCATCATGTCCAGGTCCTCGATAGTACAGTACACAATGATTTCAATATTTGGTTCTCCGTACTTGTTGAAAACGGCTTGTACCCTTGGGTTCTTATGCTTTCCCATTCTCATCGTTCTTAGATGAGACGACGCTCTGTGTTTAAAGTTTACGGCCTGTCCATAGTACTGGTAGGGACAGTTCTCCCAACTCATCAGGTATATGGCTGGACATTCTACCAAAGGGCTACAATGCTAGTTGCGCTGGTACCGGTAGCGTACACACGTGTAACCTGCACAGGGATAAAAGACCCTCCAAGTACACCGGTAAATGTAACGGTGTCTCCACCCACAGTGTCTACTGTTAAGTTACCCGCTCCGCCCACGTACAATACGCAGCCATTATTGCTAGTGCCGCCAGATACTGATGGAATGTCTACTGTGTTTGATGGAGTTACCGCAGCGGCACGTCCAACCTGTAATTTCTGATACATGGTACAAATATAATGATATATCACGACATTGTCGTGATATCTACTTCTTCTTCTCTTCCTTTTTGTACGGAACCAACTTATTCAAAGCTTCCTGCCTAGCGTCGCATCCGCAATTTTCTCCGAAGATCCCCTTTACCAGCATCTCGATCCCGGTGGCCTTGGTAATGGCCGCGACTGTGTCGCCTAATCCCTTTTGCTTGTCCATGTAGCAAAAATAGTCTAAATTTGTTACAGTTGTAACAAAATAAGACTCAAATGGACTCAATTGAAATGGCCCGGTACGTCAGGTACCTGCCGATTATTAAAAGACTTTACATGGAGAAGTACGACCTGTCCTCTACGCAGGTCGATATCCTGATCTTCATCCACGGCACACGGACCTTCCGCCTCAGAGTGCTGTACGACTTCGCTTGCACCATGAAGTGGCAGGCAAGGCTATTCGCGGACATGAAGTCTCGCGGATTTATTAAGTTCCACAAGGACTCGTCCCGTAAGCTCGGTGTTATCTACCAGTGCTCTGTCAAGACAGACAAGATAATGAAGGAATTGTTTGATCTGGTACTAGAGCAGACCAGTTTCTCAGACGATCCTGCTGAGAACCCGGTCCACAAGAGAGAAAATTACACGCAGAAGTACCACTCCATATTCATGAAGAGGATCAATCAAGAACGAGAACAACGTCCCGCTCAAGTATTATATGATACTGACGACTCTGAATTCTAACGCCGTGGCCAGCGCGTCTATCGTAGTATACGATAGACTCACTCGCGATGTCAGATACAACATCCCCGCCCACGTGTACTACGTGTGCCTTGCCGTACCTGAGCTCGTTCTCATCGTCATTTGTCATAATCAGACCAGACTGAGACTTGGTCTCCTCAACGATCGGATCAATCACGATGTACTTTCCTATGGCTCTCATTTTGCTCTTACGTTAGTGATGATACAGTTGGTGCTCAAGATCGTCGTGGCAACGCTGACAGCGTTCTCCAGTGCGCTCTTGGTAACCTTCAAAGGGTCGATGATGCCCATCTCGATCATGTTACCTACAACTCCCTCCTTCACGTCGAAGCCATACCCGAACTGTGCTTGGTAGCCCAGCGCAATCTCGCCCTTCACCTCGTTCGGGTCATACCCGCCGTTCTCTAAGATCGTATTGAATGGCTGCTGCAGTGCGTACTTGATAATGCTCTTAGCTGTGGAGCATCCGCAGATCTCGCCGGCTATGTTCAGCAAGGCAATACCACCACCGGGAAGAATACCGCCCTCCATCGCTGCCTTGGTCGCATACACTGCGTCCTCGACACGGTCCCTCTTCTCCTTCATCTCGACATCGCTCTGCGCTCCGACGTAGATAACGCCAACGCCGCCCGCAAGGTTAGCGAGCCTCTCCTCCAAGAACTTCTTCACACCCTCGTTGGTGGCCTCTGCCAGGTTGTTGCGGATGCCCTCGATCCTCATCTGAAGGTGATCAGACGAATCCTCGTCTGATATAATGATGGTCGACTCCTTTCCGACCACCACCTTCTGGGCATGGCCCAGGTCGGTGAATGATACAAGTCCTAAATTGTCTCCGGTTCCGTCAGAGATAAATCTAGCTCCGGTAGCTGCTGCGATGTCCTCCATGATCTCGGATCTCATGTGACCGAAGCTCGGTGGAACGATCGCACATGCCCTGATCACGCCCTTCAGCCTGTTAAGGTTAAGCGAGTTCAAAGCGTTCTCCGACATCTCGGCGATAATGAGTATGCTCTTGCCGCTCTGCACAACCGGTGCCAGCAGGTGCTCGATATTGTTCAATGAAGTAATCTCCTGGTCAGAGATCAAGATGTAGCAGTCCTCTAGGATCGCCTCTCCTTTCTTCTGGTCCGTCACGAAGTACTTTGACATCCATCCGCGGACCAGCTTCATGCCAGATACCACCTCAGAGTAAGTCTTTGAGCTTTGAGACGTCTCAACGGTCACCACACCGTCCTTTCCGACCATATTGTAAGCGTCTGAAATGATCTGCCCTAGCTCTGGGTCGT